GGCTTCTTGGCTTGCATCGGTGCGCCACCCAAACCAACAAGTTTTGGTTTTTCAGGTATCTGCACCTTTTTCGCGGTCTTGGTACTCATGTATCTAACTTCTCCCGCTCTGCGATCTCACCCAGAATATCCAAGATACTCCGTTCCGCCATTGCCAGACCTTCAATAATTCCCGCGTGTCTGGCATAGCTTACTGCGATCTTGCTGGCGTTCTCTTCCGATAAACACCCGCCTGTTGCTACAATATCCGCCATCTCATTCATGTCCCGGCGGATGCGCTCCCGTACTGTGTCCAGAATATTATCGGCCAATGTTCAAGCCTACAAGCTTTTTATTCATCTTTGTTCCCTTTTTGTTCCCCACCATCATTCGATGATGTGGTATTCGCAAATGCAGCAGCAGCATTTTTCGTGTCCCGCAACCGCTCATTTCGCAAGCGGCCCTGCTCTGCATCTGCCATCTGGTCATTGCGTCGTAAGTTGACGCCTTCCCGCGTATCTGACTGGGCAGCTTGTGATGCGATGCGCTCACGTTCGATCTCATCGTCCACAATACCCATTGCCACGTCGGCACCGATCCGGGTGCCAGCGACCTTCTCTTGAGACTTGATGCGCTCCAGTTCGATCTCCAGCCGCTTGAGTTCGATCTGTTGGGCCAGTTGATCTTTCTTGATGCCGATACCGATCTTGGTNCCTTCGANCTTNTCTTTNGANGCGATCTGTTGCATCCCGACCTCGCCCTTGATCATGTCGGCTTTGCCCTTGCGCTCGACCTCTTTGGCCTTGGTCTCTGCGTCCAGCTTCTGGATTTGCAGGACCGGATCGTTCTGCTCTTCGGCATTCTTCTTGGCCTTGGCTTCGGCCAAATCTTTTTGCAGCACCTTGTCGGCGGCGTCCGCGATCAGCTTGGACAGATAGACCTCTGTCTCTGCTGGCAGGTCCGCGTCGAACTCTGGCATCGGAACGCCAAGCTGCTTTTCGATCTCACGACGATACTGGAAGGCCACATGCTCTTGAATGTGAGCCGCCCCCGCCGCCGCGATAGCCGGTGCAGAGGGGGATTGTCCAATGATCTCCATGATCTTGGGGTCTTGTGACGCGGCCATGTGGACGCGGATGTGACTTTCATGATCCTGATGCAGATGTGCCTTGATCGGCTTGCCGGTCATGATGGCCATGTTTTCGGCCACCGGGTCCATCGGTTTCATCTCATCATCAACCGGGATCAGCTTATCGACATTCTCTTCACCCATCGCGACCAGCGCCGACCTGTGTAATTCTTTTTTGTCGTAGATTTCCGGAGCGCCCAGCGACATCTGCTGGATGGCCTGATGACGCATGATGCGGTGGGCCATTGTCGAGGCGTTGGGGTTGGCGACCGGCAGGATATCGACGCGGTCGTCATAATCCTTGGTCCGGGTTGCACCATCTTCAACTTCGTATTCGTACTCTGCCGGGGCAAAATTCTTGATCAAAGACGCCAGAAGCCGGAACTCCTGCTTCATGGCAGCGAAGATACGGGCGTTGACGCCGCTCATGACCTTCATGCCGCGCTCAAGGATGGCCAACGTCGTGCCGACCGGTGCCTGAGAGTTCATATCGGAGATTTTCAGGTCGGCAATGGACGCGATGTTCCTGCCTTCCTCTACAATACTGCCCAGCAACTGATAAAGCACGGCTGATGGCTCTTTGTAGGGCACGAAAGTGATATTATCCTTGATGCTGCCGCCCGGTACGTCCACATCACGAAATTCGCCGGGCCGCAGGGGCGAATTGTCGCCCTTGATCCGCAATCCACGGGATTTCAGACCGGCTGGCAGGTTGGACAGGGTACCGGCGTCCACCAACTGGCGTAAAACTGACGTTGCCGACTTGGCGATGCCGCCCAACAGGTGGGTCAGGCCGATCCCGTAAAAACCCAGACCGGGCAGATAAGGATAATGGATGAAAAATTCGTTTTTCAGCTTTAATTCGTCTTCTTCGTCCCAGTTCCGGTAGATGGACAGCACCGTGTCGCTGCTTTTTTCGATGGTGACAATGTACGGCAGGGCGATGCCTGTGGGTTCGCCGTCGTCGTCCAAATCTTCGAAGCCGGGGATGTCATATTCGACGTGCATCTCCAACAGTGTGTGCCGGTCGTCTTTTTCTGCGTTGGGTGTTGTCCCTGACGCCTTGTCTTCGGCCTTGTCCACGTCGGTGTATTCAATGGATGGTTTGGGGACATCAACATCACGGTATCGCCCGGACACTTGCGCCTTGCGCAAATCGTTGGGGAACTCTTTCATGACGTGGGTGATGCGCGGACAGGTCAACAGGGATGTTGTGCCGTAAGCAACAACGAGATCGTCGGCCATAACAAAACGGGCAGTCGGTCGGCCTACGCCTTCATCATAATAAAGCTTCTTGAATACTGACCCGGCAATGCCAAGGTGGAATAGCGTTTGTTCATGTTCGCTGCGGTAGTCGGGGATGACTTCCGTGGTGTAATAGTTCATGTCGTGCTTGACCCGCGCGATCTGTTTTTCGCGGTCCCGGTTCAGCTTGCCGATCATGTTGACCATCACCGGCCCCTTGGCCGGGAAGGTCTCTGTCATGGCGTCGGCCTGAAACTTGATCACGGCCTCTGTCAAAATCGGGTGGAACACACCGGAAGCACCAGCCCACGGCTGGGTCCGGTTCTCAATGTTCAAGCCCATCAGGGCCAGACCTTTGGTGTAAGCCTTCTCCCAAGGCTCACGGGTCAGTTTGTCGTCTTTGAAACTTTCGACCAGTTCACTGGCCATCTTCGTGAGGATCGTGTCATCAAGGACTTCTGCAAGATTTGCTTGATGATCATCGCCGTCAGTATCGTCACCAGCATCAGGATCAAAATCAACGACCACAGAGCCGTCATCACCTGTCTCTTCACCCACCAGTTCAAAGTTAGCGTCGTCGGGAAGTCCGATTTCAATTTCTTCGCCTTCCTCAATGTCGAGGTCAGAAGGTATAATTGCTTTATCAATAGCCATGATGACCCCTAATAATATTCATATTTTTTAGCTGGCAGTACTTCTCTATCGTCTTCTTCTTCATCCTGCAAACTCTGAATGAAGCCGCCTTGACGATACCGAAGCAGCGCCTGTGTCGAGCTATCAACATAATCGTCGTGTTCGCCAGCCGGAAATTCCGCAAATTCTTCGATAACTTCTTCAGCCCAGCGATGCTCTGTCGCCCATATTACACCAGAATAGAACAAATCGGAAACGGCATTTACACGGGCGATCTTGTCGTTGCCCCGGCTTGGGGTAAATTCGCTGACCGGGATGCCCATTTCCCGGAGTTCGTAGATCAGGGGTGCGCCGGATGCTCTCTTCTCCACGATCAGGGCTTCCGGATCCCACTTGTTATACATTTCCTTGGCCACGCGCTTCAGTTCCGGGAACTCCATCCGCTTCTTGAAGGCGTCCAATAGTATCAGGTTGGGCATTGACCGGCCAGTATCCGGGTGTTCCCGGTAAAAGACGCCCCACGTCGTACAGGCGGAAAAATCCGACCGCTGGGTCTTCTCAAAGGCTGTATCCCAACTCTGGATGACGAAATCAACGGAGGGGGCTTCCTTGCGCTCCCACCTCTTCCACCACTCCCGCTTGACCAGTGCGCCCTCTTCGGCGGTCGGGGTCTGCTGGTACTGGGCCATCCACTTGGAAATCGGCAGTTCCTGCTTAATGGCCAGTATTTCCTTTTCCGGCCAATACTCAGGCCAGATAGGCTTGCCAGATGGCAAGATGGCAGGTAACTCTATAACTTCCCAATCTTCCCCGGTTTCCTTGGTCGCAGCGGCTTTCAGCACCTGACCCGTCAGATCACGCTTCGACCAGCGGGTCATGACGATCACAATGGCTGCGCCCGGCTGCACACGTTGCCGTGGGCCAGAGGTATACCACTCAAACACGCCGTCATAGATTTCCGGCTTGCTTTCGGCCTGTTTGGCCTCTTGTTCACTATGTGGATCATCCAAGACGATCAGGTCACCGCCACGCCCGGTCATGGT